CTCATGGCCGCCGTCACCGACTGGCGATCACTCTGCGACCAGGCTCCCACGAACGCCCTCCTGCATGTCGCCCACGCCCGCACCTGCTGGACGCTCGCCGACCTGCACAGACGCCAGAACCGCCCGATCGAAGCGATCGAGCAACTCGAAGCCGCCGTAAGCGACCTCGAATCGTTCATCAATGAGAACGGTCGAGCCGGCATCTCCAACGGCCTCCTCGTAGGTCTCTACCGCCGTATGGCATTTCTCCACCAGCAGTCAGGAAACGAGGAACTCGCAGTAGAAGCGATCCGCAGTGCCGAGATGAAACGAAAGAATTAATGGCAGGGGAATGATTTGGCGCCAATAAAGCGATGGGTTGCCAGAAACAGCACCCAATTTACTGTTGTGGCTCATTTGATTTCGTCCATGTCCTTTCCAATCCAAGCCTTAAGAACTGGCAAATCCGGCCCATCAATCTTTCCGAAATGATGCCTGGCATGCCCTATGCCCAAGCCGGCTCGTCCGTGTACGCCTTTCATACCAATCACGCGGCAAGATCGTTCAAGTCGCTGCCGGCTGCTTGCAGCTACCTGGTCCCACAGAGTGCGATCGACAAACGGTCCTCGATCACACTCGATTGCGGTCAAAAGACTCCAAAGCAGCGACGACCGCATTGCGGTCTGGCACAGGGACGCGTGTGTACCGTTGGCGTGTTCGTGGTAGCGTCGCGAGGCGACGTTGTAGTAACGGGCTGGGATTTCGCCGGCGATGTCGGCGTTGGCCAGCCAGCCGGTGACTGCTTCCAGCCAATCGGGGGCGTACCAGTCGTCGTCTTCGATGAACGCGATCAGCCGGGACTCGACGTGCTCCAGGGCGACGGTCAGGTTGCGGCGGAAATTCTTCAGTGGGTCGGGTTCGGGGCCGAGAATCAGATGCTGCTGACCTCGGGTGCAGTTGGCGGGCGTCTCTCCGCCGTCAGCGACGATCCATTGAATTGAGCCTCGATACGTCTGCCGGGCCATCCAGCGTTCGCAGAGTTGGAATGCCTCCGGCCGGTCGGCCGTGCAGGTGATCAGCGTCAGGTCGGCCATTCAGTCAGCCTCGCGCAATGAGCGATTCTTCCAGACGCAGAGCATCCCGCGGGCCCGACGGCATTCGCAGTGCGAACGGAGCAGGTTCAGGCAGGCCGGCTGCTGCGTACGGGCTTCGTCGGTGTGGTCCGGATAGCGGGTCCAGTACTCGTCGCTGTGCGGAAGCGGGTAGCTCGACGTGACGATCCAGCGGACGTGCTGGACGCACGCGGTGAGCAGATCGAGTGGATTGGTCAGGTGTTCGAGGACCTCACCCAAGACAACGGCATCGAAACCTGCGAACTCGGGCGGGGACTCAACGAAGTCAGCATCGATTGCTTCGTGCCCACAGCGGAACTGCACGAAGTCGAGAATCTCGGGAACATCGCAAAAGCTGACGGTCCAACTGCGACGGGCGAACGAGACGCCGTAGTCGCCAACACCGCAGCCAAAGTCGAGGACGCGGCCACCAGTGCGAGGCAGGTGGCTCAGCGCCGATTCAGCCTCGGGATACCTCGTGTAGGCAAACAGCATCCGCTGCAGGTGATGCGCGACCGTCCCGTCGGGCTGATGGTCTTTGATGTATGCATCCCACAGCGTCCGGCGCGCAGCAAGTTGTTCATTCGTCATGCGGCCGCTCCCTGATAGACGGCCACCAGTCGGGTGTCTTCGATCTTCGATTCGATCGGGTCACAGCCGAACCACTCGCGCAGTTTCACCTCGTCGACCGGGTCATGACGGTGATCGCTGCAGGTGCCAGCCAGCCAACGGTACGGAACGCTGACGATCACAACGCGACCGGTCTGCAGCAGCTTCTGTGCGAACTCGCGTGCGTTCTCCTGATGCTCGAGGACCTGCAGACAGAGCACGACGTCGAATGACTGCGGCGGTTTCCATTCAGTAAACTTCGCATATTCGACCTGAACACCATCGAGCGAGTGCTCGTCGTCCCGGCGCTCGACCGATCGGCGATCCGGGATCCAGTCGAACCATTCCAGGTAGCGGCAACCCAGGCTGACGCCGCCACCGACATCGAGCAGCGACTTCGCTTCGGGGGCGTGCTTCCGAGCGAACTCCACAGTCTGCCGGTAGTACTGCAGATCCTTGCGACCTTCCCAGTAGGAGATGGCTGCACGGCCGCGTGGGCCGAGGTGCTGTGCTTCGCACGACCAGTCGCAGAGCCGTTTCCAGGAATCGGGCAGACAGCGGTAGAAGTACGGGTCGTAATAAGGCTCGCCGCGCGGCATGCGGAAGATGTGGTCGAGCAGCACTTCGGAGCGGAAGACTGTGCAGCCGAAGCCCATACCTCGAACGGTCTGCAGCTGCGACTCCCCCACCGGCGGCTTCACGGCGCGATGAACGCCCTTCTGTCCGGGCTTCCGGTCGGCACTCCACACGACGTACTTCGGATCCCAGCGGGAGGGATACGGAGCCCCAACACAGGCCACGTCGCGGCCAAAGTGTTTCATCAGCCGTTCGAGCGCGTCGTCCGGCGGGATGATGTCGTCCTCGAGCACCCACACATAATCGGTGCCAATCGCCGCGCGGAGCCGATTGTAGATGCGGCACATCGCGACCTGGACATCGTGTTCGATCTGCCGGTCGTAGCGGCATTCATCGGCAATTCCGGGACGATCGGGTGCAAACTGAAAGTGCCGGACATCCGGGTAGTCGCAGGTCGCGATCCACTGCCGGACCTGCCGGGTGAAGTCGGCGTTCTGACTCGTGTCGCACAGGACCAGCCGGATGTGGTCGTGCGGCCAGGACTGCCGTTCCAGGAACCGACTCTGTTCCGCCCACGCGTAGTCGCGTCCCGCCAGTGGGATGAACAACGTCACCTGCTGCAGATGCAGGCCGCGGAGAATGAAATAGCCGGCCTTCTTCCGGTCGCCATACGCGCGACGATTCTTCTGACCGTCGTGGGTGCGATACCAGACAAGTCCCTTCTGCTTGCGAAACTCCCAGCCATCGCGAGCGAGGCACTGGAACATCCAGTCGTCTTCGGGCGTAAGAAACTCATCGAGGTCCGTGTCCCAGGCACTGCAGACTTCAAGAGCGTCGCGGCGGATCAGAGCGCAGGCATCGACAAAGTTGAACCGCAGCAGCCGACCGCGAGTGAACGGCGGGAAGTTCGTCCGGTCGTGGTCGTATTGACCGAACCGCTGCAGGTCGGCATAGACCACACCGACTTTCAGGGTCACGAACTCCTTGAGGCCGCACTCGACGTAGTCGGGTGCGAGGCAGTTGTCGGCATCGAGGAACAGCACGACATCACCGGATGTCTGCTGCACCCCGGCGCGCCGGGCTTTGTGAACGCTGCCGGTTTCCAGCCGCAGATACTTCACGCCGCGATCTGCGAAACGTTCAGCAACCTCGCGAGTGTTGTCCGTGCTCGAATCATCGACGACGAGGATCTCGTGCGGCCGCGCTGTTTGCGCGAGGACGCTGAGAATCGCCGGTTCGAGAAAGTGAGCGTAGTTGTGAGACGTGATGATGACGGAGACGAGCATCCGTGCCTGCCTTTTCAAATGCGATACGGCTGCGCGTGCCGCAACCGTTCTGTGAACTTTTCAATGGGATCGGGCAGCAGCACGTGACCGATGCCCGAACGACGAACCGCGTACGGAAAGCTGATCTGGTCACGACACGAGCCGGCCATGACCTCGTCCCACCAGCACTGATTGAAGAACTCGCAGCCACGCTTGCGGATAAGCAATCCGCCGTGCGGCAAACCGGCGTGCTCAGGGAACGCTTCCCTGCGGTATCGCTCGATCTGTTTGCGAATTGTGTCCGGATCATCGCGCCGCGTGCGGATGCAGACGTCGGCCTCGGCATAGAGACAGTCGCGTTCCGGATGCCGGCACGTGAACAGCTTCGCTTCGTTGCGTCGGGCCATGTGCGGGTCGCATGACTCGCAGTAGTTGACGAGGTCGACAGGATCGATCAGCAGCTTTGAGCACCCGTCGAAGTAGATCGTGTAATCAGCACCTGGAAACCAGCGGTGCGACAACAGCTTGTAGCGACGGTTCTCCCGGCGTCCGGACTTCTGCGTGCGCTCGACGCGTCGCAGTTCCCACGGGCCGGGGTCCTTGATGTCGGCATCCGTGAAGCAGACATACTTCACGCCGTCGTTGACGACATGATCGGTGAGCAGCCGGTCGTAGCCGTCGAAGATCGCGGAGTAGACAACGATCTTTGCCGACGGAGCCTTCACCCGCTGACGGCTGGTGAGCAGCGGCTGATAGTCGGTCGCATCATCCCCGAGCCAGGTACGCAACTGCCTGAGTCCCGGATCGGCGTAACTGGCGCGGCCGGTCTTCCAAGTGGCTCCGGCCCGACCGGGGACGCCCTTGATGCCAATGCACAGTGCCCGGCTGCCCGATTCATCGACCCAGCGGTACTTCGATCCGCTCCACGCTTCCCACACACGCAGGTCGAGCGACCACTGATTCGTGCGGGCCGCTTCTTTCCAGACAGTGGGGATGACCAACGGACGGAAGCCGGTGCGGCACCAGCTCGCGTGCTGGTGTTCACGGAAGTGGTAGAAGGAGCGGGAATCGAGGTAGTAGTACTTCGCTCCGACTTCACCCACGAGATCGGCCTGGTCGAGCCAGCCGGCCATCGTGGCGATGTAGTCGGGCGCGTAGTAATCGTCGTCCTCGATGATCAGAACCTTGTCGTGCTGGATGTGCGGGAGCGCGAGCTGCATGTTCAGGCACAGCGTGTGCGGCGGGTCCTTGGGCTGCGGGGCCCGGCGGATGTACCGGATCGTCCAGCGCTCTTCATCGAGCACTTTGAGCAGAGACCGGTCGATCGGCTTTCGTCCGTCATCGACGATGATCCACTGGAGCGGACCGACCTTTTTGCACTGCTGTCGCTGCATCCACTTGACGCAGAGAGCGAACGCTTCCGGGCGATCGCCGGTGGGCGTGATCAGTGTGACACCGGGTGTGTGGACGATCCGTTCGAGGACCGTGAGGCCGTTGTTGTTCTCGTAGTGCTTTGCGATCCGCCACCGGCCGTTGCGAACGAACTCTTCAACAGCCGGCCACAGGCCACGCCCGCCAGCTTCGCCTTCAGTGCGGAAGGACTCGGTGTCGTGCAGCACGATCCACTTGCGGACTTTGCCGGAATGACGGGCCAGTTCGGCGCGGAGCTGGTCGTACTCGTGCAGTGTGTCGATGAAGAGCAGATCAGTTTCCTCGAGATCGATCCGACGACTGTCTCCCTCCATGAAGCGGAACTTCGTGTCACCGGCGACCGATTCGACGACGCCGATCGTCGGCTGCCGGTGCAGGTCGCAGCTCACGAACTGCTTCGGCTGTCCGGCCAGCAGAGCGACGGTCGAGATGCCGTACCGCGCGCCAAGTTCGGTGACGTGATCACATTGCGATGCCAGGTCTTTGAGCGTCGGGCAGTGCTCGCTGATATCGGAGAACGTGCCGCTGACCAGCTTGTAGAGGTCGTCCAGCGTCCAGTCGCGGCGGCGGACGGTGGCCTGACGGAACCAGACAGGATCCGGGAACTTCTCTTTGCGGCGATTTGGGCTGCTGTTCGGCGCGGAGAGGTGCTCGGCCTCGCAGGTCCAGTCACAGACGCGTCGCCAGCGGGATTCGAGCGTGCGAAAGAAGTGCACGTCGAAGCAGAGTTCGCCACGCGGGATCGAGAAGATGTGCTTCCGCAGCAGGTCGCTCCGCATGACCACACATCCGAAGCCGGTACCACGTACGTCCTGCGTCTGCGGACGATCGGCACCGGGACGCGCGATTCGATGCACGCCGGGCGGTTTGCCGAGATCGCGATCCCAGACGTAATACTGACCGTCCTGCCGTGACCGGTACGGCGCGGAGACCGTTCCCACGTTCTCGCGGAAGTGCCGCATCAGTCGTGGCAGCACATCGTTCGGTGGGATGACGTCGTCTTCGAGGATCCACGTGTACTCGGTATCAACCGTCGCTCGCAGCCGGTTGGCAATGCGGCACATGACCTCGTTGAGGTAACGAATTGAGTCGGTTCCACCTCCGCGAACGCGGTCGGCCAGACCGGCCGGGCCTAGTGCGCACATCATGTGCCGCACGTCGGGATAGTCGCACTGGCGGATCCAGTCGCGGATGCGACTGCTGAAACGCCGGTTCTGGCTGGTGTCACAGAGAACCAGATGCGTTTGCGGATGCGGCCATGCCTGCTGTTCCAGGAATACGCTCATCCGGTCCCAGGCGAAGTGGCGACCGGCCAGCGGGATGAACAATGTCACGTCCTGCTGAGCGAGTGCCTCGCGGACGAAGTAACTGGCCCGTTGTTCGGCGAATCGCCGGTGCTGCTGTCCCGCGTGTGCGCGCACGCGCAGCACGCCGTCGTGGCGACGGAACTTCCAGCCGAGCCGGGCGAGCTTCTGATAAACGTAAGTCTGAGCCGGGATTTCCGCCGGCAGCGTGCGGTCCCATGCTGCAGCCGAGACCAGCGCGTTGCGACGGATGATCGTCGTGCAGTCACCGAGCGCCGCACGGAAAACATCTTCGCGGGACAGTTCCGCCGGCCGGTTCGTGCGACCGGTGTCGATTCCGAATCGCTCGACGTTGCCGTAGACGGCTCCGATGTCCGGATTGGTGAAAGCCGCCAGGCCGTGTTCGATGAAGTCCCGCGACAGGAGGTTGTCGGCATCGAGAAACAGGACGTATTCACCATGCGCCCGGTTGAAGCCGGCGAGTCGTGCCAGGTGTGTGCTGCCGTGTTCGACGCGGATGTACTCGACGCCTTCGGCAGCAAACAGCGCAGCGACGTCTTTCGTGTGATCGGTGCTGGCGTCATCGACGACGATGATTTTCGCCGGCCGTTGCGTCTGACCGAGAACGCTGAGGATCGCCGCCTCAAGATACCGCGCGTAATTGTGGCAGGTGATGATGACCGTCACGGGGGCCGTCAGGTCGACCGTCGCCACAGCGGCGCTGGATGGCGGCGATGCCGGTTTCGTTTCCTCAGGCTTTGCCTCGGAGACTGCCGTGCCGTTGAGCAGAGGCAGCAGATCGGTTTTGTAACGGCTCAGGCGCGTGAGCAGATCGGGCGTCATCCGCGCCTGCGGGAAGTACGCGAGCCGGTTGCCACGAGGTTCGAGTCGGATCCCGAGCCGCGTCAGATCCGCCAGCAGCGTCGCCGCTCCATTCACTGCTGCCATCGTGCCTCCCTGCTGCTCATACCGATCCCCATTGCTGTCCCGGAGCGATGTTGCCGATCCGGATCACTGCCCACACCGGGCCGCCGTATCCATAACCGCCCGTGTATCCGTAACCGCAGTAGCCGTATCCATAGCCGCCGTCGTAACCGTCTGAGTCGCCGCCCGGGTCGTCGGTCCACAGCAGAAAGGCCGAACCGGACTCGGCCGACTTAAGGTTCTCCGCATTGCCGTCTTCGACGTCCGCGAACTGATGTGTGGGATCCTCGACCGTGACCTTCGCCACACAGACGCCGCTGACACACGCCATGCCGATCCGTCCGGCGCGGATCGGTTCGAGCAGCACGACGAAGCGTCCGAGGTGGGCGACTTCACACGGCGTGACTCCGGCGAGCGCGACGCGGTTCTGGAACGACGTGAGGCTGACCGCTGGCGGAAACACCGGACCGCAGATGCCCAGCACGTCGAAGCGGTAGCGGTCTTCGCCCGAGTCGTTGCGGACCGGGACGATGCCCGTCTGCGAGAAGTCCGACGCAACGTCGCGGGCCAGCGACCGCTGCCGCGTTTTGAAATCGCGGGCGGCATCAATGAACGTGTTGAACGTCTCGGCCGGAATCTGCAGGGCGTCGCCGGTCCGGACTTTTCGGAAGGCATCTCCCACACGTCACGCTCCAATGCCAAGTCCTGCGAAGTTGCCATACGGATAAACCTGCTCGACGTAGACCGCGACGGGCCGCTTCACGAGAGCCATCGCCGTCGTGTCCTCAACGTCCTCATACCGCACCCACAGGTACTCCCAGCCGCGTTTGGCGATGCCCGTCATGTCGCCCACGGCCAAGCCCGCCACGTTGGGACTGGCGGCGAAGCGGTACGTGATCTCCCAGTCGTCGGGGCCGCGTTTGGAGCCCGACGCGCCGAGGAACAACACTTCGCCGGGAGCGAATCCGCGAAACGTCGCGTTGTTGACCTGACCGGTGAGATAGAAGAGGGCCGCCTTGTAAGCGGTAGTCACCAGGCCGGTGGCGACGTAATGCGTCTCGGTGAAGTTGTAGACCGGGACGGTGATGTCCACGCCGTCGACACTGTCGCGAGTGACTCCGACCGCACCGCGAAAGTCGGGCGGTGGCCCATCGGCGGAATATGCACCGACCGTTGCCAGTGACTGCGTGATGTGCTGTGTGCCACCGCCGGTATCGAACGAGAAGGAACTGTCGCCCGTCTGCGGCGGTTCGAGTCGTCCGTAACGAACGGAGCCATCCCACTCGTACTCGGCGATCCGCTCGGTATGGAGACTCTGGCGCACAAGCCCGCCGTACAGCACGGGCGACGCCGCGAGCAGCGCCGTGTTGGCGGCCGCGTCGTCGTCCGTGCCGCGGATCACGAACCGCAGATCGACGGTCGAGTCTTCGCTGATCGTCGTTTCGCGGCTGTCCCATTTCTCGTGAACCGTGACAGGCATTTCGGGTGACCGGTGTCCTCATCGTTCCTCAACCAAACACGAGCCCGCTCTGCCGGGCTTCATCCAGAATGCGGCGGGTGTTCTTCGCGGTTTCCTCAGTGGCTTTGGCCGTGCGTTCCTCGGGCGAACCGCCACCGAGACCACGCACGGCGGCGGCGTTGAAAGTTCCAGTGACGCTGATGCGTTCCTGCGTCTCCTGTAGTTGCTCGCCAGCCCCGTTGAGCTGCTGCTGCAGTTGCTGGATCAGATCGCCGGGCGACTGAGCCCGGCCCGGGCCGTCGGGTGTTTCCGATTCCGACTGGCGACGGGCTTCGGCCGCCTGTTCGATGGCCTGCTGCCATTCACGACGAGCCTGCGTGAGAGCGTCTTCCGACTGCCGCACTTCGGAGCGGAACTGCTCGGAGTGCCGATCCTGTTCAGCGACGCGTTCCTGTTCGAGTTCGTCGAGCGTGCCGGATCGCTGTCGTTCGATTTCGCTCAGCCGCTCTCGACGCTGCTGCTCACGCTGGAAGATGCGTTCGTCGCGCGAACGGTCTTCGGATGCATTCGCCGAAGTTGTTTCTTCCGTGATGCGAGCGACCTCGGCGTCGACATCCACGTCGTCGTCGAACAGTGACTTCAGTTTGACCCACGCCGTACGAATGAAGCCAACGGCCGTGTTCCACGTCTTTGTCAAACCCGTCGTGAAGATCGCCCACGCGTCGGCCAGAAAGTCGATCGTCTCCGTCCACGCCGACTGCAACCCGGCCCAGCCTTCAGTCGCGATCGCAGCCGTGCTGAAAACCGCTTCCGTCCATGTCGTCAGAAACGTGCTCTTGACGGTCGCCCAGATGCGGTTGAGAGCATCGACACCCTTCTGCCATTGCAGCTTGAGTGACAGCCAGAGAATGCGTGCGGCCAGCCCGATATCGCCAGCGGCGAGTGCGTCGCTGATTCCCTGCCATGCAGCCAGTGCTTCGTCTTTCAGAACGGCGAACCGGTCGCCCAGCCACGCCAGTGCCTGACCGCCGGCATCCGTCGAGGTGATAAGGTAAGCCGCGAGTGCTCCGACACCGGCGATCACCAGTCCGATCGGTGACATCAGCGCAGCGATCGCCGAGCCCACGAGGCTGAACGCGCTGCCGATGCCGGTGAGTACGGACGCCAGTGCTCCCAGCGTCGCGCCGAAGCCCGAGACCACTGAGCCGATCAGCACGAACGCCAGCCCGGCAGCGACCACTGCCGCAGCGACCTTTGCCAGCACAACGACCAGCCCACGGTTCTCTTTGATCCACGCGCTGACCATTTTCACGGCATCGGCCAGTGCCGTGACCAGCGGAGTCACAACCGGCAGCAGAGCGGAGCCGATCTCAACCGCCGCGTCCTCGACCTTCGCCTGCAGCGCCTTCATCTGATTCGCGAACGAACCGGCCGAGCGTTCGGCGTCGCCCTGCGCGGCTGTCGTGCCACGCATGATGATGCCCAGCCGCGACATCACCTTCTGCTGCTCAGTCGCGTGACGAGGATCGATGCCCTGATTGAGCATCTCCTGCTTCACAGCCGTCTCGTTGACGATCACGCCGTACTTCTTCATGACCTCGCTCGATCCCGTCAGCGCGGCGTGCAGATCACGCAGCACATCGGAGTCGGTCATGTTGTTGAATGAAGCGAGATCGATCGCTAGACCGGTCAACTGCTGACTCATCGCCGTGGCACTGGCATCGTCGAAACCGATCGGGACCAGCAGGTCCTGCGTCCCTGCGAGGAAGTCGGCGACCTGCTTCTTCGAACGTCCCATCTGGCCGGCGAACTGATCGCTCCAGTTCTTGACCGCCGGCGCATTGTCACCGAAGACCACGTTGAACTTGTTCATCGTCTCTTCCATGTCGCTGCCGGCCTTCACGGCAAACGACAGCGGAGCGGCGACGAGCGATCCGGCAGTCAGCAGTTTCGTGCCGATGGCTCGGGCCGACGCACCAAATGCCTGCAGCCTCTTCCGCGCGGCGTTCAGGCCACGGACAAGTTTCGAGTCGTCTGCGAACAGTTCCACGAAGGCACGACCTGCGCGGATTCCGGAGGCACTGGCCATGTCAGTCCTCCGGAGCCGCGTCGGGGCGGCGTTGCTGGTCCACGAAGATCGTCTTCAGCAGCATGATGCTGGCCTTGGGCAGTTCACCGCGTCGGGCGGTGTCACGGGTGAGTGGATGAAAGTCGGCCGGCCGGAACGTCCGGCTCTTCTTCGGGTCGCGATGGCAGTTGGCCAGCATCGCCAGTACGGCGGACGTGTGATTCCACTCCTGCCGGATGCGGGCTTCGGCCATGCGGATCAGTTCCCGCAGCGTCATCCGTCCGGGATCGAGGCCGAGGACTCCGGCGAGTTCGCTGATGAAGCGGTCAACGTCTCGACCACCGACGACGGCACGGCCGTTTTGTCCGAGCTGCCGCTCGAGTGTGTCGTTGAGGCCGCCCTCTGGTTCAGCACGCTTTCCACGACTGAAGAAGGATCCAGTTGACGGATCGCGGACTCGGCCTTCTCCAGCAGTCCGTCCGCGACCGTGTTCGTCTTCCGGATCAGTTCCTGCATCGCCGCCCGCTGCCGGGCGTTCGGGAAAAAATCCGATAGTTCCGCCAGCAGTGCGGCTGTCGCATGACCGATGGCGTCGCCCGCCATCGCCCGACCAAAGTCCTCGTCGGTGATCTCTTTCGCGTCGGCTTCCGGTTTGCAGACGCAGTACAGGACATCGACCAGCAGCACCGGGTCGTCGTGCAGTTGCGCGAGAAGCTTGCAGCCGTCGTCGAGAACGTCGGGGAGATTGACGCCGATCAGCGATCGCACGCGACGAACCGCATCGACGTTGATCGTCACCGTCCATTGCCGGTCCGCGTTGTCCTGAAACGTCTTCATCCCTGAATCCCCTGAAGGTCCTTTGCCACCCAGCCCTCACCGCCCGCTTCATCACGGCACGGTCATCCATTCCGGCGCGTTGTCGGAGTACGTCGGCTTCGCCGTGACGCTGACCGTGATGGCCTGCTCGAGCGGCTCGCTTCGAGTCAGCTTGGTGATGGACATCGTGGCCCGCAGTCCCTGCGTCCCCGTCGACGTGACGTCGCCGTCCATGACCGCGAACTCGACGGTCGTGTTGTTGAAGTACGCGTCCTGAATCGCGGTGAAGCCGGCGTCGGCCGGGTCCCACACCATCTCAAATTCGATCGAGCCGTCCTTCAGCGCCGCGATCGTCGCCCGCCAGCCAGCGTTGCCGCGCGTCGTGACGTCGGCCTCGGCCGCTTCAAGGTTCAGCGTCAGGTCTTTGACGTTGGTCATCTCGACCCACGTCGGAGCCGCAAACGATCCGGTGTTGCGGTACAGCTTTGCTTCCATGCCGAGTTTCATGAGGGCTCCAGTCCAGTCAGGAGATGCCGTTCCCGAAGCCGGACTCGTTGTCCGGATCGTGTTTCTTCAGCCACGTGTTGAGGTCCTCGCGGGCCTCTTCATTGCTGTCGCGATCGAGTCGATCACGCAGCGCCTTGCCAACCTTCAGCACATGCCGGGCGATCGAGAGCTTTTTCCCGAAGCCCAGCACGCCGAACTTTGCGAGCACGCCACCGAGTGACGCCCCACCCAGATGCGACAGTGCCGCCGTTGCGATGATTCCTGCGATCGTTCCCATCAGTGAGCAAACCTCCGATGCAGGAGGCCGGTGATCGCTCCGAACAGGCCCCACAGAAACTGCAGGGGTCGTTCCCGGAAGTCGTCGCGGACCGCCTGCACGTCCTCCCGCACGGCGCTGACCGCTTCGAGTGCATCGTCCTTGTCCTCACGCAGCCGGGCGATCGCTCTGATCTTTCCGACGACTCCGGACTCGCGGAATTCGTCGAAGTCGCTGCGAGTCTCACCGATCTGATCACGCAGCGACGCCAGGTCGCGGGCCAGTCGCAGCAGCGCGGTATCGGGTGCTGGTTCCTCGGCCGGCAGCTCGGGTACCGGTGCTGGGTCAGCCGGAGCGGGAGTCGCTCCCGGTGTTGGAAACGCGGGCGGCTCTTCACGACCGATGATTGCTTCGACCAGTGACCTCACGGCGTTCGCGAGCCAGCCCAGCAGACCACCGCGCCGAGCGGCCGAGTAGCCGACGCGATACTGGTCGGTGTCCTTCACCCAGATCGTCGGGAATCCGAGTCGCTCCTTCGGGCGGCACGTCGAGTGGAAATCGTTGAAGACTTCCGGGTCGCTCCATTCGCCGACGCGTTCGTTCCACTTCACGAAGCGGAACTGGTAGTCACGGAAGTGACCGGCAGCGACATCGGCTTCAAGTTGCCGGCATGGTTCGCATTGATCTGACGAAAACACGACCACGACCGGCCGTCGCGTGTAACGCCGCGGCGTGGCGACGGTTTCGCCCTGAGCCGCCCGGATCGCTTCGGTCGTAACCCGCCAGCCGGAAAAGCCGGAACTGTGGACTCCGGGATCGGCCGCCGTGTGCAGCGCGATGCCGACAACCTCGCCCTTCGCATTGAGTAGCGGGCCACCGCTGTTGCCCGTCGCGATGTGGTGGTTCGTGTAATTGACATCGACGCCGTTGCCACCAACGAGTTCGCCTTCACTCCGCGACCAGTTCCCGCCGGGATAGCCCAGCGAGTAGACCGCGTCACCGATCTCAGGTTTGCGGCTCGCGATGGGCAGACTCTCGAACGGGCCACCGTCGAGCCGGAACACGACTGGCCCGTCCTCGCCCCGATGGACGTACGCTCGTCGGGCTGACGCTGTCTTTCCCTGCACCTTGACCTGCATCCTCTCGGGATGCCGGCAGTGCTTGGCCGTCAGCAGCAGATTGCCTTCAACGATGAACCCGGTGCAGCCGCCGATGCGAACGACCGCGTCGCGCTCGTCCGCAGCGGCGGTCGAGGCGGTGAGCAGGAGCGCTGCCGTGAGAAGAATGTTGCGAGTCACTCTGCAGCCTCCTGTGCATACCGCGTCTCAAACTGCACCGTGCCCTGACGGACGAGCTTCCGGAACAGCGTGGCGGGGCTGTACTTCGTCGGGTTGTCCCGATTCAGCCGGCCCAGCCGCATCAGCACCTTCGCCGCCAGCTCCGAGCAGAACAGTTCGTTGAGGTCGGCTCCCGGCAGCAGTCGCGTGTGCCGGAACAGTCGCGTCCCGGAAAGCAGGGCTCCGCCGAGGTCGTACGTGACCTGCTTGCCAATAAAGTGCCGCACGAGGATGCGGGTCAGCAGCTCCGATTCGCTCTGCGACAACTGATCGACCGCAGTCAGGCGATAGACATCCACATGTCCGCCGGCGCCGACGTAGTCATTGATCCGGTCTTCCGGCAGATGAGCCTGACAGCCCGAAACCGGATAACCCAGCACCGCGCACGCATGGCGGCACAGAGTCGTCGACTCGACCCATAGCGGTGAGCCGTGGTACTCACAGATCACGGCGACGTGCGACGGGCCCAGACGCAGACGCGACGGAGCCAGCAACGATCCTGTACCCCACGAGATCGCCTTCGACGCTGCGTCTGTGCCGTAGCACGCCAGCAGGTCGAGCGGCTGAAAGTCGTCCGTGTTGATGAATGGTGCCGTCATGGCTTGAGCCGCTCCGCCAGTCGATCCAGCACAACATCGTGCCGGTCCAGTCTTCGTCGCACGGCGTCCAGTTCAGCCGTGCGGATGTCATTGGTCGCTTTGAGTTCCGCCTTGATCGCACTTACGTCATTCGAGATGGACCACGCCCACAGCACCGCTCCGACGAATACGACGGACGTCAGAAAGCTGATGAACGACACGAACCACTTCGGCACGACGATGAAGCCGTTGCCGTGCGCACGCACGGCGTGTTTGTTATGAATGCCCCATTCAGGGATGTCGGCGTTGAATGCCGCTTCCGGGCCAACCGAACCATCCACCTTTGGTGGCGTTGTCTGTCCATTGCTGCAGGCCATGCGTTACCTCACCGAATCCCGCCACATCGCGGGCAGCTTCGGCCGCTCGCGATCGAACGCCGGCCCCATGAAGGGACGCGGCTGATATCGTTTCCGGATGCGTCGGCCACGCCGTTTCAGTGTGACCACGCCGCCGTGTTCCAGAGTCTCCGGAGCGTCTGTGCTGCCGCTCAGCCTCGCCGGCCCGATGACAACGCTCGACTTCACCGGCTCGTAAACAAAGAAGATGTTCCGTTTCAGTCGCCCTGTGTGATCCGACGGAGGCGAGCCCGGCGGAGCCGGACGCTTCCGCCTTCGAATGCTCGATCGCGCCCCGCGTCGGACGTACGCCCCGAAGCGGGACAGCACGCGCCGCTGCGCCCGGTCGACGGCATTCCTCACCGCCGGCCGGTCGAAGAACAGACTCTTTGCGGGTCCAATCTGCACACCGAGCATCCCTGCCTCTTACCTCATGATTCGAAACGTGATCGTGATGACGCTGGTGAACTGCCGGAGCTGTTCCAGATGTTCGGGCGAGTACACCGGCACGTTCTCTGTCTTCAGCCACGCCGCGTACGGCGGCTCGGTCAGTCGCTTGAACCGGAACAGGTCGGCCAGTTCCTGGACGAGTCCCAGCAGCGTGTCGACTTCCGCGTTGCTGACCGCGTCAAGCTTCTTCTGCACGGCGATGTCGATCGCGTAGTCGTGCTGGTTGTGACCTCGCCCGCCGGGCAGTGTCGTTACGCCACGCGGCACGACGGTGACGTGCAGGTCCTGCATGTCTTCCAGATCGAAGACCGGCAGAAACGTCCGCTTGGCGGTGACCGACTGACTGAGTTCCGCTTCGTTGATTCCGGTAACGACGGCGTCGGCGATGTTACTGATGATCGACATGTTTATGTGGTCTCCGTACCCGTCAGCTTCGTGTGAATTCTCAACGTGCGGCGGAACGCATCGCTGTACCGCCACGGCGGCTCCTTGCCCGGAGCCATGACTTCGTAAGTGAACGTGACCGACCCGATCGTTTCCCGGATGCGGTCTCCCCGTTCCGGCAGGGCCTGCGTGTCGTTCAGCACCAGACTCGCTGCCGGAACAAGGAAGTCCCGAGACTCCGTGCGTTCGAGAATCCCAACGCCGTCGTCGATCTCGAACACCGTCCGCCCGATCGATGCCGGCACCTCGACGTTGCTTTCACCACGCTGGTACTCAACCGGCCGGGACGCATGAGCGACCCGCTGGTCTTCCAGCCAGTTCGAGCCTCGTTCGAGGATGTCGGCCATTGATCTCTCTCATTGCCTTCCGGCTGATGTGTCTGGGGCCGCGTTGTTCACAGTTCCGGGCGGCAGCCCGATCAAACCGCCAACGGCGGCTTATTGATTGATCCGCACGCGGACCGTCGTGTCATCGTCGCTGGCGTCTGCGATGGACTTGCCGAGTGCCTTGTTGGCTCCGGCGTTGTCATCACTGGTCGCCTGCTGCGCGATCTCATCCCAGAACAGACTGGTGCCGGACGTGATCGCTGTCCCGGCGCCGTTGGCCTTCGGGAAGTCGAAGACGCCCACGACGGCGAGTGCTCCCAGCGTGTTGGCCGGGATCGGTGTCTTCGCGACGCCGATGAGATCACCCTGCACAACGACATCACCTGCCGCCACGTCCGCCGTCGGCGTGTGGTCGATCGCATTGCCATCGTGCTGAAAAACTGCGGTTGCCATGCGTTACTCTCCTTTGCTCTTCACGCCGCCACGGTGGTCCTGCAGAGCGACGCCGAAGTCGTGATAACCCCGCATCTGCACGCCGAGCTGATTGAAGTCGGCATCGGCGGTTTCGATGGTTGGCGACTCCTGACCGTTCAGGAACGCGACCTCGATGACCGGCAGATCGTTGGGATCGGCGAGCAGATACCACGCCTTCGCCGAGTTGCCCGTGTACTGAGCGTTCGCCAGGTAGCGGCTGACTTCGACGCGGAACTTGCCCTGATGCGGGTTGGCGACCGGGAACTTGGCATTGGCCGTCGTGTCGCGCAGTTCCAGCGACTTGAAGAGCTGCGAGCCGATGGCCGACAGCGCCGTGGGCACCAGCAACAGTGCCGGCATCATTCCGACAGGCTTACCGTCAGAGTCGACCTGATCCATGAACGTGACTTCGGCCTTGGTCAGACCGTCGATCGTCAGAGCGGTATCTGCTCCGGTCACGTAGTTGTTGTTGGCGGCCTTGAAGAACGTCGAGTTCGCCAGGAACGTCGTCCAGAACACGTCGTTGATCTTCAGGCCCGATCCGCGACCAAGCTTGCGTGGCACGGTCGTAATTGCACCAAGGTCATCATTGATGATGTCCCGGCGATCGATGCTCAGCACGAGCCCGTACGTGTCGGCCTTGTTTGAGTAAGTCTCTTCGCCGAGCGTGCCGTGCTTGAGTTCCCCGCCCGGCGCAACCAGTTCGTACTGATCCTTTCCGACCAGCCGGTAGCTGGTGACGGTCTTGAAATCGCTGACGTTGCGGACGGCGCAGATGTTTCGCCAGGTCCGTTCGACGCTGAAGAAGCCGTCGAGCAGAAACTTGTTGGCGACATTCGAGAGGATGCCGCTGACGTCGACCGTCGAGTACGTCGCCTGCACATCGTGCCCGAAGGCGAATCGCAGGACGGAGCGGCTGTCGCGGAAGTTGCGACCGGTGTAGCCGTTGGCCCATGCCGCTTCGAGCAGCAGTTCCTGTAGCCCGATCCCGCCTCGGAAACGTCGCGCGGCCACGTCGAGCGTCTGCGGCTGAAACTGCTTTTCCGGTTCCGACAGACCGGCGGTCAGCAGACACGCCGCTTCAAGCACGGATCCGGTGACGGTCGAATCCGGCACATGCACGGCTGGAGCTGCAGGACGCGCCGCTCGAAGTACTTCGAGCTCCGTTCGCTGCGAGTCCCATCCATTGCGGATCGCCTTCGCTTCGATGTCTGGATGTCGCCCGTCGCAGATGCGGCGCACGGATTCGATCCGTTCGGTTTCGGTCGCCGCCTGAGCCCGGATGTCATCCACCAGAGAAGCAGCCGTTACCGTTCCATTCACGGGAGCGGCCGGCGTTTGCGTGGTCTGCTGATCGTCATTGTTGTCAGGCACTTCGTCGTCTCCTTCCGACGTTTCGGCGCTGGCCGCGATGGCCGCACTGGTGGCTCCATCCGCGCCGAGGTCCACAAAGCTGATCTCGCCCAGCGTCGAACGACGCACCACGTTCAACGGCCCGCTGTGCTGGCGACCGTTGACCGTCACCTTCTGGCCGTCGCGAATGAACTCAAACTCATCAACGCTCGCGCCGACGGATGCCTGCCACGGGAATCCGTTCTTCGAACTCGTGACGACTTCGCGAGCCGCCGACGTGTCACGCGACACCAGACCGGCCGCGACAAGCTGACCTTCCTCAACACGGATACTGTCTGTGTGCCCGACACCGGCGAGCGGGTCGTGCCCGAATCGAATCGGACGAGACTGCGACGGAATCGCCAGTCCGGCGAGGTCGAGAATCACCGGATGCCGCCAGCCCGAGATCCGCATCGGGGCGCCCGTGTAGGCGACCATCCGGAAGCGCGGCAGTGCGGGCGCTTCGCCGTCGCCGGCCGCTTCGACATCGATGCGGGTCTGCGCCGTGAAGCTCAGCGTGGTCGGTTGCGACGCGTCAGGCGGCGCAGGCCGGGACTTCATCGTCGTCGGCATTCTCATCCTCCGTGATCGAGACAGACGGGCC